ACAACATACAACCGGATGCGACCGAATTGCAACAATTAAGTCAACCTGTTGGACCCAATAACTTAAACGCAATACTCGGTGAACAACCGTAGTGAAAAAAAATAGGTATTAAATAGGACAGGAGATTATTATGCCAGAGATGAGAGAAATGGAAATGGAAGCACTCAATGATGTTGATGCTGCAAAAGCTGCAGCAATGGAACAAGCACAGATTGCTGATTCAAAAGAAGAGGACATGTACACAATGGAACCAGGTGAGTATAGTACTGATGCGCTAAACAAACTAGTTGATTCCCTTAATCGTGTTAATAAATTATTCAGAGCACCTATGTATCCCAGTTTTGATAAATTCCCAGAAGGTGGAACACTACCTCCAGAGTTTATCCGAAACTTAGACATGGTGAATCAAGCCCTAAATGATGCCGGTATCGAAGACAAAATGTTTGACCTATCTCTTATGGTAGACGACAAAGAAGTCAAGATGGTTGCTGGTAAACTAGATGCAGCTGCTGGAGATAGAGCATTCAAAGCCTACCTCAATAAGCCTATAGGAATGGGTGAACTTCAAGCTGAAATGGGAGTACCAACAACTCAACCAGAAGGTGGAGATGTAATGAGAGACAGTTCAGGCCCTGCTACTAGCCCAGGACAAATGGATGAATTATTTATGGCTAGACTATCATAGGAGATAAAATACAATGAGTGAAGAAATCAGCAACCCAAGCACCGTAGTAGACGCAGACAATGGTGGGACTGATGTAGATACCTCTAATAATACAGATGTAACAACACAGACCCAAGAAATTAGTCCAGAAGATGTGGCAACAGCAGTACGAAGTAAGATTCGTGGCACCAGAGATAGAGTAGGTGAAGCTATTGACCAAGCCAAGAACGGTAAAGTATCGTTTGATGGTGAGGCAACAGTAGAATCATTAACCTCAGTCGAAGGACTAGATGAAGGGGGTCATAAAGGTATTGACTTCAATCGTGTTATAAAAGCACTACCTGAAGATGCACAAAAGATGTTAGCAAACATTCGTGCAGACTACACCAGGAAAACACAAGAACTATCACAAGAAAGAAAAAAGCTAGAGAACTTACAGAGTTCTATGTTAGCCGATTCTTTTACCTCTAGCATTGACGAGATTGCTGGTGGTGATACTGTAGAACTTGACCCCTATAATACCAAATCTTTTGAGTCAAGAATTGAACAAGAGGTCGCTAAGAGAATGCAGCAGATGCTAGCACCTGTAAGAGAAGAGCAAGAAGTTCTTCGTAAGCGAACTGAACTACAACAATTTAAGAATGAGCATCCAGACTTGATGGAATACAAGGAAGACATTGCTAAAATGTTGACTGAAAGAGAATCTGTTTCATTACAAGATGCTTATTACATGGTGAAAGGAAAACACCAGGTTCAAGAAAATAAGAAATTAAAAGAAGAGCTAGACACCAGAACCACTAGGATGCGTGAAGTAGGACTTAAAATGACCACTGCAGGCGCAAGAGGTCAAGCACAAATCCCTAAGCACATTAAGAAGCCACATGAGATTTATGCATGGATAAAAGCAAATAAAGGAAAAAAATAATGTATTCTATAGATAGCCCCACATCGCGCACTGATTTGGATAAGCTTCTACATAATCAGGACTCCGAAAGGAACAACCTACAAATTGGTGCAAAAAACATAAACATTCAAACTAATTCTATTAAAGAATTGAATAAACGATTAACAAGAGGATAATCATGGCTATTTCAAACGACATACTCAGCTCGACCCTCCGTATTTTGTTAGATGAAGAAGTTGACCAGTTATTTCAGGCAACACCTTTACTACAAAAAATGCGAGAACGAGGCGGAGTAGAAACTTACGATGGGGGACAAAAATTAAATGTACCCTTGATTCTTGAAGAACATTCTTCAATCACACAATTGAGTTCAGGTTATGAACCAGTAAACCTTGCAGTAAAAGATGCTTTGCGTCAAGCTGAGTTTAACTGGTGTGACTTTGTAGCTCCAATTGTAATTACTCGTTCAGAAGAATTGAGTAATAAAGGCGAACGAGCAATCATCGACATCGCTGAAGCACGACTTAAGTCAGTAATGGGAGCATTGCAACGCGAAGTTGAAAAACAAGTAATTGCTAACGCTTCTAGTATTCTTACTAACTTAAATACATTTAATGGACTTTCACAAGGTACTTCTGGTGGTAACATTACTGGTGGATTCTTTGACAACCAAGCTTTTGGTTCTCAAGGTGGTACTGTTGGTGGACTTCTTAAGTCAACTTTTGCTCGCTTGCAAAACCAATTTGTTACATCGGCTGGTGCTGCTGTAACTGGTGCTGCTACAATGCTTGCGGACATGGCTGCAGTCTACATTGATTGTCAATTAAATACTCCTGATGGCTCGGCTCCAGACCTTATCATCTGTTCACCCACTTACTACAAAAACTATAAATCAGTTTTGCAAGCACAAGAAAGATACATCGATGAGAAAGTTCTCGATGGTGGTCGTCTTGCTTTAGCTTTCAATGGTGCTATGGTAGTTGCTGACCCATTCTTGGGAAGTGCGGTTCAGATTCCTGGTGGCACTGCTGCTGGTGAAGGTATCATAGGTGCATACTTCTTGAACACTAAGTACATGAAGGTTGCTTTTGATAGTGCTGCACAATTCGAAATGGATGACTTTGAACATGTTTCAGGTTATGCTTCTAGAAGCGCTAACATCTTTACTAGACTTCAAGTCTACTTCACACATCTTGCGTCACATGGTATACATGTAAACGCAGAAAGCTAGGGGGAAATCATGGCTACAAATACATTAATTCAAAAATTATTCGCTCTCGACGAAACAGGGGTAGGAGAAGATTCTATACTTGATTCGAACAGACAACAACTAGAAACATTTAGATGCTCTGAAATCATCACTCCTGGTGCTTGTGTATCTTTGGATGTCAGTCAAACTTCAAACGGCCTTCGTGGCATGGTTGTTGCAGAAGCTGATGCTACAGATTACATTCCAGTTGGAGTTTATACAGGTGCAACTGCATCTGCTGTTGGAGACTTCATTGAAGTTACCATTCGTGGTATCGTTGAAGAAGCTTTGACTAAAGGTGATGTCGTTGGCATTACTGCTGGTGATGCATTGATTATTAGTTCTGCTGGAAAGCTTGAAAAAGCACCTTCTTACAGAACTGACATTGGTGATGGAACTGGTACAACTGTTGGTGCTGTTCTTGTTCAGCAAACTATCGTTGCAATTGCAATGGAAACAACAGCTGCTGATGGTTCTTCACGAGTGTTCGTATTGAATAATTACTAATTCAGTATAGTTGAGTAACATTTTGGGGGGAGGAAAACTCCTCCCCCCTCTTTATTAGTAGGAGCGATAGAAGATGAACTTAAAAGAAATGCGTGCTATGGTAGGCAACATTCTGGATTACAACCCAGATGTAGAAGCTTATAACATAGAAATTAATAGGATACTCAATGAAGTGTATCTAGAGTTTATGACTACGCAACCGTGGACATTCACTCAACAAACTCTGGACATTTATACAATGCCAGATTCAAGTCAAACTAATCTTCAGATAACACCTCAGGCTACAAACTCGTTATTATTCAATTCTGTCGACAATGTTAACTTCATAACCGGTATAGGAACAACCGAAAACGGTTCCCAAATGAGTAGAGAAGGTAGTATTCTATACATTACAGCAGATGCTGGAACACCTACTAGTGCCAATGTAGGCGAATACATAATAGACAAACTGGAAGAAGGTACATCTAAAGCCTATGTTTCGAAACTAAGTGGTAATAGACAATTGGTTACATGGTCAGGTAATGCTGGTGTGGCTAGAACAATTAGTGCCACTGCACAAGAAAGATACCTTGCACTTCCAAAAGATTGCTTACAAATTATGTCTGTAGGCATCAGAAACCATAATGAGGCTGGTACTGGAAGTAATGCACTAGGTCACATTTATAATCTTACAAGAAGTCGTGATGAAGAACTAGACTTACGATTTGATTTAACCGGAACACCAACAAACTGGGTAGCATACGACCAAGCACCAAACGGATACCAAGATTACACACATTTTGTACCTCGTGCTGGTAAAGACTTTCATGTTGATACAGTTTCAGGTACACCTGGTTGGCCATCTGGAACTTATGAGTTTAAGTGTGCTTATGTATGGCATGGTATCGAAGGCCCTCTATCTGACCCTCAAGAGTTAGTCATAGGCGAAGGTAACAATGTTCCAAGATTCAATACGATAGATACAACGACTCTTGGTATAAGAGGCCTTAGAAAACGATTCTATGTACGACTTAAGTCAATTGCAGGTTTGAATCTTTCTACATTCCAAGAAGACTTTTTTAGAGACATGGGTGACATCTGGTTCAATTCATACGGAAATCAAGGTTCTAAGCAATTTCCTGGCTTTATTGTAGATGATACAACTATACAAGTTGCATGGCCTCAAGCAGAACTAGCAATAGATACTATAGCTAAGTTACGAACTATTCCTCGTTTACATCATCCTACAACTAGTAGATGGCGTATCAGATTATACCCTAGACCAGCTGCAGAGACACCCATTAGAGTTCGCTATGTTTCCATACCTGCAGAACTACAGGATGACTTTGACCAACCAAAGAGTCCTATAGATACACATCGTTACATAGTGTATAGAGCTATTGAAGAAGCAATGGTTAAACATGATAATGATGAGAAGTCAATCTTATACAAGCGAAAGGCTGATAAGGAATTACAGAAAATAGAAGAAAAGCATCTTACACAAAGAAGCTCTTATTACATCAAAAGCAACATGAGACAGGGACCTATTCGAATACGACCATACAGAACACTGACTCATCTTGGCTAAGTGTATAACTATAAGATACAAATTAATAAAGAGGAACTAATGACTGCAGAAGAAGACGAAATCATTAAGCATAACATAGATGACATAATGGAGCAATGGGAAACCTTTGTGCCGGAGATGAAGAACAAATTAAATGACGCACAAACACAATCAGATGGAGAAGGCAATAACTTCTGGTTTGAAGTACCTGTAACTGTAAGTGAGCGGACTCTAATGCTAGCAACATTATGTGACCCTAGAACAGGCCTTATGCAAGTAAGTCATTATAAGTGGGAAGATGTAGATGAAAACTCCAGGTAAATTAACAATCAATCCTCAAGAAGGACTATTCATTGGAATACCAGCACCTTATCAGTCTGCTAACCGATTGACTAACTTTAGGTATGACCCTAAAACAAAAGCTTGGTGCACTAATCTAGGCTTTGAAAAGTACTTTAGTAATCAAACAAACTTTGGTTCTTTTGGTGGTGCAGCACAGCGAGAAGTAGATTCAGTCTATTGCTTTCAACAACACTCTGGTGCTAGACAAACAATACTATTTGAAACAAACGGTAGATTACAAGTTATCAATGGTTCATCTGAAGGAATTGACTTACTACAATCAGATAGAAAGAAACCAACTGCTACAGAACCTCATACATCATACGAACCTTATGGTCGCTATGTAATCATTACAAACGGACTAGATGGTCCTATTAAGTATAGAGGCACTGGTGGAGGAAGTCCAAGAGGTGATAGACTATTTGACTTAGGTTGGAGACAATTACCCGGCACTCCTACAATTAGAGGTGTTGGTCAACCTGATTCAGTACCAAAGACATTCTTAGATGCTTCTGATTCTATAATCAATGACCAAATCTGGAAAGCAAATGATTCTGTGTATAGAGGTGTTACAAGTGGCACAGCAGCTGAAGAGAGTAGATACACATACAAAGTAAGTTTTGTGAATGAAGCAGGTTCTGAATCGCCACTTAGTCAATCATCAAATGAAATTACATACACCTCAGTATCAGTTACTAGAGGCGGTACTAGTGGTGTTCCAAAGACTGGTTTTATTATTGACATACCAAGAGGACCAAACGGAACACTTGCTAGAAGAATCTATAGAACAAAGAATGGTGCAAATCAGTATTTCTTTTTAAGACAATTAAATGAGAATGCTTCTGATACTATAACTGACTTCTTTACAGATACACAACTAGGCGCAGAAGCACCAGGAATTACAGATTCTGTGTTAATGCCTTCACCTTCATGTAGGTTTACAGCAACTTTTAAGAACTGTCTTTTTATAGATGGTGGTGAAGCTGACCCTACAAGATTATTCTTTTCAACTCCATTACAACCTGATACCTACAAAGCACAAAACTTTTTTGAAGTAGGAACAAGAGAAGGTGGAGACATAACAGGTTTAGCACCATACTATAACTCACTGGTCGTATTCAGAGAGAATGCAATTGACTTGGTACGGGGTAATTCCGTAGCAGGCTTTGAATTGATTCCTTTCATACAAGGAGTTGGTACACTTTCACCTCAAACTATAGTCCCAATACCTAACTTTGGTCTTTCATTCTTATCACAAGATGGATGTTATGTATTAAAGGGCGGACTTGATGGGGGAGCTAACTTGTCGTTAGAAAAGATAAGTAGTCCAATACAAGAGTTTTTCGATAGGGCAAGTAGAGACAAGCTACCTGCTGCTGTTGGTGCTTATTCTCAGAAGGAAAGAGAACTTCATTACTATTTTACAATTGATGGTCAGACCTTCTTAAACAAAGGTATCTGCTATCATGTAGATTCTGGCAACTGGTCTGAAAGAGGTGGATTCCCTGTTAAGTGTATAACAACTGATAAAGATGGTAACTTTATTTGTGGTTATGATGACAACAATGTGTATACAGGGTACCCAAATCCTAGAGTGAATGGCACAGTAGCAAAAGGTGGACTATTTGTAATCAGTGGTATACACAAAGAAGGTTATTCATTTGGAATAGTACCAAACATTGTTGAAGGCCCTGACATACTCAGTTCTTTTAGAAGTGCTTGGCATGATTTTGGATTTGTTGCAAACAAGAAACATGTAAAGTATGTATACATTCTAGCACTTACAACTGGTGATGCATCATTGGATGTTACAGTTTATAAGGATAGAGAATGGGCAAACGGTGTAACATGTCCTACAGTACTAATGCAAAGACCGGACCACAAAGACCAACCGGTTTATGATTCTGATACATACAAATGGGATAAAGTGAATTGGCAAGATAAACTACTAACACAAATAAGAGTTGATGTCGCTAACATGGCATGTTCGGAATTTGCATTCCAATTTGATACTATAAGCCAAATAGAGTTTATTGGTTACCAAGTTGAATACACACTCGATGAGACAAAAACCATTGGAGGCAAGAGAAAATAATGGGATACAGATGGACAAAAGACAGAATAGAAACAAAAACAATCGTTCAATCACGGCAAGTGGACGCAGTTTACGCGAACTACGCAGCAGTCGTCAATGGAGGTATGGACCGAGAAAACTTACCATCAGATTGCATTGGGAATTCTTCCGTGGTTTCTCAAGCTCTTGGCAAAGCTACATTGCTAGACGACCAGAGTAATCCTGAAGTAAATAACATTCAAGATGCTAAGTATGGTGCACCTTATTCAAATACTAATACAAGAGGTAATAGAATTACTGGATTGGGTTATAGTAGAGAACCTATTCTAGAAGGTGGTGGCATCTTCACAGTTGCTGAAACAACTACAGCGTGTGAAGAAGGTATGTTACATCTACAATGGAGATGCAATGTATGGATGCCTATGTATTGGTCATACTATAAAAACTTTACAACTACAACAGTAAACAGAAGAAGATACCAATGGATTATGAAAGTTAACGGTATAATAGTTTATGAAAGCGCAGCAATTTGTCAACCTTTCTTTACCACTAACATCACAACAATGATTCCTATCTCGAAAGGAGATAACTTGGTTTCAATTGGTTTAAGAGTACCATCTAAAACAAACGAGGATGACTCCCAAGTTATGCTAAACTGGTTTGGTGGACAATTATACATGCACAATTATTACAGATAGGAGAAGACGATGGGAACTGTAAAACTACAAACTTTTTATCCAAACAATGGAACAGTATCGGCAGCTGAAGTAAATGCCAATAACGGGGCTTTGGAAGGTTCACTAGGTAACCTTCTAAAAATTAACGAAGGAAACATAAGAGCTGAAGGAATAGATAGAAGAAACCTATCAGAAAACCTCACAGTTCTAGAAGTAAATAGACTTAACAATGGATACCAAATTGGAACTGGTACAACTGTTGCTGCTGGTGCGCGGTATAATTCAGCATCAGTAGATGTTAATACATACAAAGAAAGTGCAATTAATCATGATGCTGCAGGTAATACAAACACATTAGCTTCACATGGTACCAAGATGACAGTGAATGGCTTATCTGGTGAATTATTTACAGGAGGGGAATTGGTAAGAGTTAATCATAATGTTACAGTTCATGCAAATGTCCCTAACGCACCTATAGCGAACTTAGTAAACTACCTTATAGATACTACCACAAAAGATGGTGGAACAGGCGCTACATACCCTTACGGTTCAGGAGTAGGTGAATGGTGTTGGTGTATCTACCCTAAGTTTAATGTTACATCAAATGCATTGAATGATGCAGACTTTACTGATGCAAAAACTGCAGGACTGATTACAACTGGTAATAACTTCTTTGACCCTTTAGCAATTGCTGCTGGTATACCCAGTCCTAATGCTTGGTTTGCAGACTTTGATGACATTCGTTTTGACCATGTTTTGGTTGTACCAGATGTATTCTTTTCAGCATCTAATGTTTCAACATCACCTTTCTTGATGATTAATTCAGGTGCTTCTACTGGTGGAACTACAAACGGACAACTTGGTGGACCTCAAATGTTTGCAAACTCTTTCCAATTCAAGGTAGCAGACAATGTTGCTGCTGGTAAGAGACTATTCGGAATACAATTGTATGTATCAGGTTATTGGCGAATACATGGAAATACAAGCGGTACCGGTTCACCAATGAATGCAGGTTTATTCTTGGAATCAGAACCTTGTGACCCATCTAGAGTTAACGCATCTGGTGACCCAATACCTCAATACGGCGTTAACGGTGCAATACACATTGAAAGAATTCAAAGTTCAGTAATAATACATAGAACGCAGGTGGCATAATGGCTTTAACTATACCAAACACATTCACTACAAATACTAAGATTGAAGCAGCAAAGATGCATGAAAACTTGGAAGCAGTAAAAGACTATGTTAATGGTGGAATGGCTGTTGGTGACATACAAACTACAGCACCATTTGCTCAATCAAAGCACTTTATGAAAGGACTATACTTTCCTACAGATAACCACAATGAAATGTTGAGTGGTCTGTATCAAGGTCCAAGTATGAGTGATTTACCAACCTTTCATCCAGGTTATGCCGGTATCTTTGTTGCAGACATTGCTGGTTCAGCACCACCTCAAGCAGTACCTGGTGCTGGTATAAGTTTTTACTTAGAAGAAGAAGCTGATGTAATGTTTACTGCATCAATTAGTCCAAGAGGTCTTCCAATCAATGGTGGAACTGATGGTGCAGCATTGGCATGTTACTTGGATACATTCTCATCAGCAAACAATAACTATAGTCAAATGTTATTAAGTAAAGAAGATGACCCACTAGTCTCATCCGGTGCCGGTGCAGACATTCCTGGGTTTTATAGGAGAAGATTCTATCAAGTTCATACAGTTTTTCCAACTGTGTCAGCAGGATACCATACAATCTATCTCGCAACAAGGTCAGACTTACGAGCTGTAAGTCTCAAATTCTACTCATACTCTGTTCAGTGCTACTACCGAACATAAATGAAAAAAATAGTGTAATAAATAGGAGATACTTATGCCAGTAACAGCATTAACAACAGCGGCCCTCATAGCTTTAGGCGGTGGTCTAGCAAAAGGTGTAGGAGCCGCAGCCGGACAATACGCACAAGGTAAAGCCTTGATGGGTGAAGAACAAGAAAAGAGATTAAAAGAACTACAGCGAATGGAAGAGATGAATGCGCTTGGCCTTACAGATAATGAAAGGTCGCAATTCTCACAATTAATTCTAGACCCTGTTCAAGCACAAGCAAAAGAATCAATGCAAAGGCAACAAGCGCTAATTGGTCCTGCTGGTGGTGCTGGTCAAGCTTTTAACGCAGCAATGGCTATGGATGATAAACAAAGAAAAATCCAACAAGAAGCCGGTGCTAAGTTAGCAGAAGCAGACCTTCGTACAGCGAAAGCACAAGAAGTTGAACTTATGAAATTAGGCGCACAATCTGATGCAGCTGATGCAATGAAGTCTACTGCAATCTATCAGTTCATAGGACAAGGTGTTGGTGGAGCTTCTGATGCTTACTTACAACAACAAGCATTTTCAAACATGGCTACTCCTAGAAATCAGTCATCAGGTTTATACTTAACACCGGAAGACCTACAACTACTGGAGACATTCTAATGCCACCAACACCACAAAGTGCACAAGCACGATACAGAAACATGTATCAAGATGCTTACTTAATGTCGCATCAACAACGATTAGAGTATTCTTTTAACTTAGCACAACAAGAACTTAAGACAAAAATGCAATTGATTGAGTTCTACGAAAAGCGTGCAAGTGACTTAAAGAAAGCAAATACTGGTAGTGAGTTCTCACAATTAGTAACTTTCTACAAACTAGAACATTCAGTCGATAAACAAATACAAGACAGACTAGATAAAGAAGCAAGAGCAGTTGAGGGTGCATTTGACATCTCTCGTGTTGATGTAACTGGTTTAGGTGAAGCAATGAGAGCAGACATGCGTTCTGGTTCTTCTGGAAACAAGGCTTTAACCAGGTCACTATCTACAGTAGGTCAAGTAGGTTCTTCAGAACTACAAAGAATTGTTATTGGTAAAGCACTATTCGCACAAGCTGCATCACAAGCAAAATCTCTATCTAAACCATTCGATGCTTCAAAAGCAAGAACTGACATTGGTACATCATTAGGTATTACACCTGCTAAAATGTTAATGTCAGATACAGACTTGAAGATGGATGAATACGAAGCAAGAACTAAAAAGATTGGTAGAACAGTTTCGGGTGATGACTTACGAGACTTGAAAGGTAAGATTGCTGCTGATAATGCAAAAGGTGATGCTTATTCAGATAAAGCTGATGCGTTAATGAATACCATCTCTGAAACTTATGGTGATGAAATTAATCTAGAAAACTTGGTTGAAAGAGGTAGAGAAATCTATACCAATCAGTTCGCACCAATGAGCAAACAAGACAAAGAATCTTATGCACAACAACAAGTTATTCAATCACTTAGTCCAAAAGCAAAACTCATCTATTCAGGTTTAAGTGGTTTAGACCCAAAAGATAAAAGAATTGGTGCTTTAAGTATTGATAGTGAAGACACAGTAATTCGTTTGGCCGCACAAATCTTAGAAGAAAAGAAAACAGGCCGAGATACTAACATGATTCAGTTCGCTAGAGACTTTGCAAAGAGAGAAGGTGTTGCTGAAGATGACATACAAGAAGTTATAGAAACAGGTTTTGGTTTAGCATTTAGAACATACGCTGCAGAGCAACCTAAAGCAACAACACGCTTAGAAGACAGAGCAGCAAAACTAGAAAAACTAAAAGAAATAGAAACAGACGAGAGAGACCCATTAGTTGAAGAAGCTAAGCAAGGTGCATTCTCAGAACTTCTAAATAAACTTCAAGGTGGAGTTGACATGGGTGGATTTGATGAGTTATTCAGTAATAGAATAACACGAAAAGTCAATCCTAATACTGAACGAGTTATACAAGAAGATGAAATTCCTAGTAGAGAAGATGTCGAGTTTGATGAAAGCGGTGGACAACCTCTAAACGGACAACCAAGTAGAGCAGATGTAGAGTTTGATGAAAGTGGTGGAATACAAACAAGCATTCCAACTGCAGTAGATTCAGTCAATCCTCTATACTTACCTATAGGCACAAATGTTGTTGACAAGAATACTTATAATTACCAAATAACAGGTTATAATACAGATAACAAGCCTGCGTTTGTGTTTGTTGGTAAAGATGGGAATCCAATACCAACAAAAAAGCTGAATCAAGCAATGTTGGACGAAGCATTAAAAGGCTATGAAGTTAAAACAAAAGAACTGGAGAAGTAGATGGCAGCACCAGCACCTAATGATACAACTGTATTTGAAGAAGATGAATTACTATTATACAACGACCTCTTTGATAGAGACACGAAAGATGGCGGTACTAGAGCAAATTCGTTCTATAATAATAAACTAGGTGAGATGGAGTTACAAGACTCTTTCAAACCAGAAGTTATTGAACCACCACCGTCAGTTGATAGATACATTCCTGGTATGGAAAATCTAGGTGGAACAGAACCAGGAATACCCCAAGAGACTATTGATAGAATAAAAGCAATAGACCAAGCGGGTATGATTATAGAAATAGAAGGACTCTTAGATGATAAGTCTAAAGAAGTCTATCTTTCAGCTATTGACCGTTTTAAGTCAGAAGGGTTTCCAGATAAAGACATGCTTGCCAAACAATTTAAGTTTGAGTATGATGACAAGTTCAATACTAGCGAACCAGACATGGCTGATGCTAATTATGGTAACTATGTCGGTGGCCTTATGACATACACACAAGGCAAGTTAGCTGGTGTAGAAACTGCACAAAGCAAAGCAAAAAGAGAAGTATTCAAACTAGAACCGGCTAGAAAACCTAGAAGTGTTACACCTTATGAAGTAACACCTACACCAGTATCACCTGGACAACTACAAAGAAATCCAGAATTACAATCAGAAATGACTACCGGTCAAGTTGTTAAAGAAGCACTATCACCTCAGATTCTAACAACTGGTGACCAAACAAGAACTGTGCGCGCACAAAGAAGCATGCGACAAAGTGAAGTACTAGACCAGATTGCAAACTTACAAGAATCAGAAGGTATCACATCAGAAGCAGCAACTAAACTATTCTTTGAAACTTATGAAGACATGATTCGTCAGCAAATCCTAACTGGACAAATTGGTGAAGGTGTTGCTGAGATGGAAGATGCAACTATGTTTTCTCTCATTGGTGCTGATAATGACCAGATGTTAGAAATAAATAGAGGTGTAGATAATTCAGCTAGAAGAATTGTAAGAGATACAATCTCAGATGTCTATGGCTTTCCAGAAGATAGAATAGAATCTGGTGCTGGAAAGAAAACACCAAGAGAAGAAACACTACTTGCAGAGTTTGGCTTACTAGATGGTATGGAATCACAAGGCTACATTGAAAGAAGCATGGATACACTATCATTCTTACTAGAAGGTGCAACAAGTACAAGATGGGATGCTGATGCTAGAGCAAGGTATGTTAGAGCCGGCATAATTGATGATGAAGACGCTATAACAGAATCTATGGGTATGGCAATAGTACGAGACTTAAACTTACCTTTCAGAGCAGTTATCAATCCAGCAATGAGTGGTTTAGAAAACATAGGACTTATTGAAAGAAAACAAGATGTAGATGAAGTAGATACAATTCTACCGGCAAAAAGAGTAGAACTTACAGAAGATGCAACTGGTGTTACCGGTATGGCTGATGCCTACTTACGAGAAATCATGATTGAAACTGCAACAATGCGTGGTCTTGGTAATGATGTAGGACAATTAGATAGTATGCTCTTTGGCCTTATTGATGGTTCTTCAGAAGGAGTAAGTAGAGATTTTCTTGTAGGTGCTGGTACATTTGCTGAAATACTTATGCCAGTTGGTATTGTTAAAGGTGTTGGAATCACTGGTAAACTAGGAAAAGGTGCAGCAAGACTTACAAAAGCAGGACCAAAAGCACAAAAAGGAATAGCAAAAGGTCTTGAGATTGCTGGTGACTTTGCACTATCAGGAGGTAATCCACTCTATCCTCTAGTTAAACAAAGTGCGATTGGATTGAATACACTAGGTAGAAGTTTACCAAACTATGCTATTTTGGCTAAAGCAAGTAAAGTTGCTAAAAACACACCAGATGGACAACTCATAGCAGATACTCTACAACCTAAATTTTTGGATGAATTACTAGACTCATCAATGACACCTAAGGCAAAGATTGCAGATGAAGTAAGTGACCAGATGACTGCTTATGCAATTCAGGCTGGACCAGGAGATGGTGCTAAACTTTTAGATGATGCATTACAAGCAGGTGTTATAAGTTCTCGAAGTCATGCAATGGCACACATTTTAAGTCCTGATGCTGCCAAAACTTTGTTATCATCATTGGCCAAAACTGAAGATAGTAGATTGATTGCAATGGGTGCAACTGAAGCATTAAGTGCAACTACTGATGACTTAGTAAAGGGTTTAGCAAAGACAAGAATAAGAGACGAAGTCATGGATGTTATGGCTGGTTCATACTTAGGTGACTATGTTATGCTTACAGACCGAATGGTTGTATCACAATCATGGTTACAAAAGAATAACAAAGCAATCATAGAACACTTCACAGATGCTGCTGGTAATAATCGTCTTATTGATTCGATAGATGATACAGGAACATTAATTAAAGTAGACCCTTCTGAAATTACTACAACATTCCAAGTAAGAGATAACTACTTAAACTCAATACTAGCAAAAGTTAATGCTGGTGAAAATGTAAATGTTTATGAGTTTTCTTATCTTACAAATCGTATGACTGAATCATTTGTAAAAGGTGATGAAGCACTACGAAGAGGAAGTGGTGCATTCAATCCAACTTCGGCTGATGTATTGGGTGATGCAACAATACCAGTAGAAAGAAGAATTGAGAATCCACTAGTAGATGGCTCTAGAGTTATCGATGTTGCTTACCAGAGCTTTGTTCCAACGAAGCTACAGAACTTTATAAGTAAACAAACAAGTAAGGTTCTGGGCAAACCTGTAATACCTGGTGCACAAATAGACACTAATCGTGCAATGACTAAATTGTTTAAGGATGGAACTGAAGCGGAAATCAGTAGATTAGAAAGAGTTATGCCAGCTGCATTTGCAAATGTAAGTAGAGAATTAAGAGGTATACTGGGTATGCCAAATGTACTGGATAACTTAAACTTACCAATGACAAACTTAAGTAGACTTTCAGTAGGTGGTCAGACTGGAATGACTTATCAGATAGTAATGAAACTACAGAGAGGTGGTTACTCTATGGGTGACATTGCTGGTTTCACAGCAGAACAGATGAAAACTGCAATTGCTAAAACTACATTAGAAGAATCACAAATTGCAAATAAAGCTGGTATCGCACTCCAGAGACAACAGATTCTGAAACTATACTTTGGTCCTGCACTCCAAAGAAAACCTGTTCAAGCCTTAATAGACACCAACGCTGAACTAGCAGGTTATAGTCTTAAGACAATAGGTCAAGCAACAGATACTGGTATGGCCAATGTAGCTGAAGCAATTCAGATAATAGAAAAGAATTTTCCAGAGATGATAAAAGGTACTCCAAGAAGACTACAAGATGTAATGACTGCTACTATGGTTCAGACAGAGATGAAAGCAATCATCAATAGAAACTTAAGACAAACCTTTGGTTCTCAACCTATGGCAATGGACATACAAACAAATGTAAGAGCATTGAATCTTGTGGGTGAAAGAGCAGATAAATACCCAGAACTTATTCAAGACTTAGTGTCCACAAGATTGGCAAGTGGTAAAACATACTACGACATGACACCAAATGAGATTAATGTATTGATGAATAAACATGGTTTTCCTATTAGCACTAGTGACCCACTTGCTCTTATCCAGAAACTAGATGATGGTGCATCAATGCGAATAGGTAATTACTTCGAAGCAAATGCAATGAGATACAATGTATCATCACAAGAATTAATAGATAGATGGGGATACAGTATAAATTCGTCAAGAGAAGTTAATCTACTTGGTGATGCTGCATCTGGTGTAGAACCAGTTAGAGTTGGCCAAGACATGATACCTTTAAGTAAGATGGAATCAGATGCAATCGATACATTCCTTCAGGCTTTTGGTAGTCCAGCTAGTACAAACTTAAATAGAAACATGGCGGCACTTGCAAAGAAAGGTGATGCTGGTCAATACGCAACTGACATGATTAATCACTATGCTAACGGATTAAGAAGAACATTTGTAACAGGTATGCTAGGTGGTAAGTATTTACCAAACATTCCATACCATGCAGAAAACTTACTTACCGCTTCACTTATTGCTTATGTTACCAATCCAAAGTATGTATTAAATGCGATTGGCCAGACTGCTAAGAATGTATTTGGAATCACACCTTATAGGCAACTTAGATACATGAACGCATTGTATCCAGAGAAGCTTCTACCTGGTACCAGATACTCATACAAAGAAGCATACAACCTATTCAATACACAGAATCTTGGTATCTCAAATGCAGGTATAAACTTAGGTGACTCATTTTATAGAGACTTAGAATCAATTGCTGCTGGATGGAATAGATTCACAAGAGGTGTTCCAGGTGCTGGTGCTCCAGTTAATGCTAAACTACTTAAAGACCATCTTGCTGGTATGGCATCATTTGGTAGAAGAATTACAACTGATACAGCATCTGCTGCAGCTGAGATAAGAAAACCTTTGAGTGGTACTAGTTCACCTTTTATGAGATGGGCTGATGAAACTGATAGAAGTTTTAGAGAAGCTGCATTTATCAAATCACTACAGAATGGTGATAGTGCTGAAGTTGCTGCAAAAATAGCAAGAGAAACATTCTTAGACTATGGTTCTATGCCATCTTGGATGAAGAGTGGATTCTTAAAAAGTGCATTGTTTCTATCATTTACTGCAGTATCTTCAGCCGAATTACTAAGAGCACTAGCAACCCCTAAGGGAGTTTTAAGAGTAAGTGCGATGGCAAACTATCATAGAAACCTATCGAGGCAGGTAGGTGCATGGAACTACGATGGAGACAAGAGTATGCAGTATGTATGGGCACAACCATTTGATGATGGAACTGCATACAATTCTTATGTTCGAAGTCCTTACATCTCAAACATTGCAGTTATGTCAAATCTAGTTGGCTTTGGTGCTGAAGCATACACTCGTTCACAAGAGGCTGGTAAACTTAGAATGCCAGAAGATGGTGTAACTAGAGCAATTGAAGGTATGGCTGACTTCTTCTACTTTCCAATGATTGACTTTGCTAGACAACTTGATGCTGACTATAAGAAAGGTGTACCTGCCAAACAGGTGTTAGCAATGCAAGAAGGTTCTTATGGTTATCAGTTCTATAGTATGAATCCTATGTCATTTATTACTGGAGCTGCTGCTGGTGGACAACCTGCTGCATACTTCTTCGATAGGTATGACATTGAAGTTAAACCTATGGATAGGGTTACTGGTGGAGCAACATTTGGTGATAGACAATTTAGATTCAGAAGTAAAGAAGGATACAATCAGTATCTATTTGATAACTTACTAGGAGCCAACATTGGTACAACTAGAGGTTTTAATGATTACATCTATGCTTACTACTTGGCAAATCCAGATAAGTTGCCGGCAAATGTGGACTTAAAAAGTGCACAAGAACCAGGTGGTTACATTGATGTAATGCAGTACATGTTCCTCAGAAAGAGGATGAATAAACTTCCAAAAGAACTTCAAATTGAGTATCGTGCAGTGAAAGAATCACAACGCAGATTACAAGAACAATTAAAGAAGTATGAAAAATAATAGGTAATCTATAAGGGGACGCTTGTGAAAAGAGACTATAAAAAAATCTATAAGAAGTATCATTCTTCTCGAAAAGCAAAGAAGGCTAGAGCTGCACGCAATCAAGCTCGTCGTATCATGGAAAGAGAAGGAAAGGTACAAAAAGGTGATAACAAAGAAGTCGACCACAAGCGTCCTCTTTCTAAAGGTGGTAGTAATAAACGAAGCAACCTACGAGTTGTATCTAGAAAGAAGAACAGACAGGCAGGACAAAAGCTTTCAGTTACTGCTAGAAAAAAGAATGGAAGAATAGCGAAAAGAAAGAAAACAAAAAATAGCTCTAGAAAAGGAAAAAAATAGAGTAGTTATAGAAAGAACCCCAGTAGGAGAAGACGATGGGAAAATCAGGACATTTTATACACCGTGTGGTCAAAGAAGGATTAACTATTAATGCAAACACAACTTACGACATTGCCAATAAAGTTGAGATTAATCTCAATGATGTTAGGGATGGTAGTAGTCAACAAGCAATTAAGAGAGCATCCAAATACACCGGTAACATTCAACTTATTCGTATTAAGTGTACAACGAATGCAGGAACACCAACTGCCATTACACTCAAAGGTTATGAAGATTCAGCGGGAAGCAAACTTATACTGCCCGCATCCTCCTCAGTATTGGAGCCAAGCCTTGATGGCAATAGTCATGCAGTTTCTTTTTTATGTAATGTATACCATGCTAGTGGTAACGATGAGCTCTATCTCTTTCTTAAAACAAATTCAGGAAGTGTTATTGTTAACGAGGTGCAGGTCACTTGGTTTGAATGATAGCACAACACTGAAGGCTGAACGAAGTAGGAGAAGACATGCCAGCAACAATAGAATTTGGAGGACCTTTCCAACCCATTCAAGGGTCGGACCTAAAATCGGTGGACATAAGTTCTCAGATAAATGGAATCACCAATCAATTTACAATAGCCGAGGAGTTCATCACACAACAATGTTTTGTATTCCTCAATGGATTATTTCAAGGACCACCAAGTGGTGCCGAAATAACTATAAACAATTCAACAACATTCACTATCGCCACGCTGCCGCTGTCGGGCGATTCACTCACGGTGGTTTATTCACCGTTTATAAAACAGTCATAGGAGACTAATTATGGCAATTCAAATCAGAGGTAATCAGGTATTAAATAATACTATTGGTGCCCTTCAACTTAACGAAGCAGATACATACGATTTTACTAGTGGTACTGTATCCGTTGCAACCCCTTCAGCAGCTGCTCATGCTGCTACCAAAGCGTATGTAGATGCTGCTGTTCCAGATACATTTTCTGGTGGCGATGGTATCGTTATTACAGATGCATCTCCAGATGTAATCGCTGTTGACCTGGCTACCAATCCTGGTCTTCAATTCACTTCCAACAAACTTGACTTAAAAGTTAAGGCTGAATCTGGTGGTTCATTAACTAAAGATGCTAATGGTATCTACATTGCAAATGCTGCTATTGGTAATGCTAAGTTAGTTAGTTCAACTATCTCTGGCAAAGCTCTTGGTACATCACTTGCTGCTATTGCAGCTGGACAAGGATTGGCTCTTGCTGCTCCTTATGATGGTTCTGCTGCACAGACAATGGACATTGCACTTGATGCTGCTACTCTTACTAAGGGTGCTGGCGGATTGAAAGTATCTGACCTTGGAATTGCTGCTGGACAGATTGCAGGAGCTGCTGTAACAACTGCTAAGATTGCTGATAACGCTGTTACTGCTGCTAAAGTATCTTTTGGTTCAAATGTAGACAAGTTGACACCTAACGGTTCACTTACTGCTTTTGACTTATCAGCTACTATTCCAAGTGAGTTTGCTTCTATTATGGTCTTCCGTAATGGGATGTCATTAGAGCAAGTTGCTACTCCGGCTAACATTGATGAGTTCAAGTTGGAACTTGCTGCTGGAACTGGAGGAGTATCACTCGTTACATTTGGTGCTGCTATTCCATCTGGGGAAAATGTTAGAGTATTCTTTATCGCATAAACTAATTTTTGGGAAGGTCCAAAAGGGCCTTCCCTTTCATTCAAAAGGTGATAAACAGGAGAAATAATGGACGACCCAATTGCATTGCTGGAAATGCTTGGCCCTTCTGGTACAGCTGTTGCGGTCTGTCTTTACCTTCACAAAAGTTTTATAGCACATTCAAAGTTTATGCTAGAAATGCTTTTGAAAGAGCAAGAAGAAGATAGAAAGGTATTCAAACAGGCCGTAAATAAGCTAGACCAAAGGCTTCAGTATTTAGAATTACTAATAAAAGACATGAGAGATAAGAGGTAACACATGGATAAAAAACCACAAGAGATAGTTGTAGAAAATGCACCATCATTGTTAAAGTTAATTTGGAAACTTATTACTTACTCAAGAGATGGTTGGTCAGTTGAAGAAAAGAAAGAACTCGGACAAGACTTACTTGTACTTGCGTCAGCAATACTAGAAGATGTGATTCATTTTGAAGATAAAGAGGCGAAGGAAGAATAACTAAAAGATGAT